CGGTGAAGCGGGGCCTGTCGGATTTCTACCCGGTTCACGGCACGCTAAAGGACGCCAGCAAGCTCCTGCGGAACATCGCACGCGGCGCGCAGCTCCAGGCGGCCATCGCCTTCATTCGCGAACACGCGGAAGGCACGGGACAAGCTGGTGTCGAGGCCATGCGGTCCAACGTGGCGACGAACTCAAAGGTGGTGCAGCACCCCATTGGGCCGAAGACCACGTACTACCAGAAATTCGATCCCGGTAAGATCATCGACGTGGCCGGCGTCAAGTACCACCCGGGCCCGATGGGTCAATCAAACGCGCCCGTGTACGTCGAGGTGCTGCAAGCCCTCTGGCGGTGTGCGGCTCAACGCTGGTCGATGCCCGAGTACATGGTGTCGAGCGATGCGTCGAACGCGAACTTCTCCAGCACCCTCGTGGCCGGCGACCCGTTCGTCATCTACTGCGAGCAGCAGCAAGCCTACTTCGGCACGCGGTTCTTGCGGATTTTCTGGAAGGCCCTGCACAACGCCTATATCGCGGGCCGGTTCTATCAGTTCGGCGTGAGTTGGTCGGACATCCTGAAGTTCATCGACGTCAAGGCCGTGCCGCCGGACGTGGCGATCAGGGACCGGGAGAAGGAGACCAGCCGCCGCAACGTGCTGTACCAGAACCGCGTCATTTCGCTCAAGCAGTGGCGGCAAGAGGAAGGCTACGACCCGGACGACATGGAGACGCAGGTGGCCGAAGAGCCGGCTCCGGTGAGTGTGGCCGTGGGCGGGCTGCCGGGAGCAGTGACGCCAGAGGTCGGCGCGGCGGTGGCTCCGGCGACAACGCCCGACGGGGTTTCCCCGGTCAACGCCGTAGCCGCCAGCGACAAGCAAGAGGTTCAGGTTTCCACCGATCTGGTGTTGAACGGTGCCCAAATCCAGGCCGCGAAGGACATTGTGCAGGCGGTCGCCGCTGGCCAGATTCCGCGTGACTCTGGCATGGGCCAACTCAAAGTCCTGTTCAACCTCAGCGATGAGCAAGCCGCGCAGATCATGGGCAGCGCGGGAACATCGGCACCGACGACGCCGAACCCGGTTCCTGCGGTTGCGGCTACACCGGACAGCAACGCTGAGCCCGCTGGCCAGCCCGTGCCCGAGTCGTTCCAGGATCACCTGACGAGTGCTGTGAAGCGAGTGTTCGGAGAGGAGGGCTATCCCTGATGCCTGACCTCCCGAACCGCGCCCAATACGAAAAGCGACTTGCCGCCACGGTGGCCGACGTGCTGGCCCGTCAACGCGAGCAGGCCGAATCGTCCGTAGCGATTCCGTGGTCGGCGTTCGGCCAGCAGATACGCACGGACCCGGGCATTGCCGCGGCGCTTGCTTCCCCGTTCACCGTCGCAGCCGTGGGGATCACCGACCAATTCAACGTGGGCATCGGTCGCAAGACCATCGACCAGCGGGCCGCGCAGTGGGGTCGTGATTGGCAATCGGTTCTGGCTGTCGGCATGGTCAGCACGGGCCGCGACGTGATGAAGAGCCTCGGCGACTCACCGGCCCCGGAAGAGAGAGTAGCCGCCTTCGATCGGCTGTTCGGTGTCAAGCGTGCCAACGTCATCGGCGTTACCGAGACCACACGAGCCATTTCGTGGGGCGAGGCGGCAGCGGCTGGGCTGGTCGAGGCGGCTATTTCCATGCGGCTGGAACCGGAATGGGAAGCGGAGGGCGATGGCAGTACGTGTGCGGTGTGCAACGCTCTCGACGGTGAAGGCCGGGCGACGTGGTGGCCACGGTTTCCGTTCGGGCCGCCCGGACCGCATTCCGGTTGCCGGTGCCGTTTCCGCTGGAAGATTCGCGGCCCGATTGGGGCCAAGGGATAGGAGCAAGAGATCATGGCGAAGTCAAAGCAGAGCAAGAGCGACGGCGTGGAACTGGTCGAGGGTATTGACCTTCGTGGGGCACAGAGCGACCTCGCCAACGGTGTCGTGCGCCGCGTCAAGATCCTCGGCAACGAATCCCGCAACGGCCGCAAGTACAGCGGCGAGTGCATCCAGAAGGCCGCGAAACTGTACGAGGGGGTCCGCGTCAACATCGACCACAAGTACAGCGGAGCCGGCCCCGACGGAGGGCCGCCCGATCGGTCCTACCGCGATCGGTTTGGCTCGTTGAAAAACGTCACGCCCGAAGGCGACGGGCTGTTTGGCGATCTGCACTTCAATCCCAAGCACGCGCTCGCCGAGCAGTTCGTTTGGGACGCGGAGCACGCACCCGAGAACGTCGGCTTTTCGCATCGCGCCTTCGGCCGTGGCCGCCAGGTCGGAGACACCTACCTGGTCGAGGAAATCTCCATTGTCCGCTCCGTGGATCTTGTCGCCGATCCGGCCACCACGCGCGGCCTGTTTGAAAGTTACCAACCCGAACATAAGGAGCCTGTTGTGAGCAAGACACTCAAAGAAATCCTGGAAGCCCACAAGACCGACTACCGAGCCTCGCAGCTTCTCGCGTTGGTCGAGGAAGACATGGGCGGGCTGCCCGTGGATCTGCCGGCCGCCGATGGCGGTGGCGACTTGCCCGCCGAGGATCAAATCTGGGCCGCGTTCAAGTCGGCGGTCAACGCCGTGCTGGATGACGACAAGATGGACATCCCGGCCAGCATCAAGCGAATCAGCGAGATCCTCAAGAGCTACGAGAAGCTCGAAGCCAAGCCCGAGGCGGCCAAGGAAGAAAAGAAGCCCGCCGGTGCCGATGCGACCGAGAGCGTGCAAAACGAACTGGCCGAACTGAAGGCCAAGACGGCGAAGCTCGAAGGCGAGGCAGCCGCCTACCGCCTCTTGCAGGAATCGCACCTGCCGGCCAATCCCGCGTGGGTCGAGGCCATCGCTTCTTTGCCCGAGGCCAGCCGCAAGGCGTTCGTCGAGAGCATCCCGAAGGACGGCTTCGCCGAAGCCCGGTCGGCCACTCCGTTCAGCGAGAGCGACAAGAGCGGCGGCAAGGGGGCCACGGAACTGCCCAAGACGGCTGACGAGTTCGTTGCCGCCATTACCAACTGACCGCAGGGAGCCATCGTGTCTCAGCCCATCGTGTTTCAGTTCATGCCGAGTGGAAGCCGCAACGTGGATGCGTTCGCGATGCAGCGTTTCAACTTGGAGGCAACGCGGCGATACCAGGCCGTGTGCATCCCGCGCAATGATTCCGCGTTGGGCAAGAACTTCAACCACGGTTGGGCCGAATCTCTGGACGCGATGCCTCGCGGCGTCACGCATTTCGTGATGCAGCACTCGGACGTGGTTCCGCCTCCGTGGTACATCGACGTACTCATGGACGAGTTGATCGCGACGGGCGCGGACATCGTGTCGGCTACGATCGACATCAAGACGCGGGCCCGCTTGGTGTCAACCGCCGTTGGTCAGCCGGACGACAAGTGGGACTGGCGGCGGATCACGGCTCGCGAACTGAAGCGGCTGCCGGCGACGTTCACGGCGGCCGATCTGCCCGACTGGCTGACCACCGGCGGCCGTACGTGGCTACTCGCCAACACGGGCTGTTGGATCGCGGATTTACGCAATCCGCTCTGGCAACAGCGCAAGCCTGACGGGTCCATGCTGTTCGATTTCTCGCAAGAGGATCGGATCACGTTCACGGCGGACGGTCGGCGTCGAATCGAATTCCTGCCCGAGGATTACCGTTTCTCGCGACTCATTCAGGCGGCCGGGGGCACGGTCGCCGTCACTCAAAAACTAGACGTCCGCCACGTTGGCGTGACGACGTTCCCGGCCGACCCGCTCCCCGAAGCGGAGACCGACCAGGAAGGAATTGACTTTCACCTCGCCCGCAAGGGCCTTTCACAGGAGACATGATTCATGTCCAAGCAATATGACTTTTTCTGCGACTTCCCGGCGCAGCCGGCAACGTCAGTCTTGCTGCTGGAGCCGGTTACCGCCGGTCCGAACGCAGGCGATGACGTGGCGGCAACGCTGGTGGGCCTCATCCCTGCGGCCAGCCGCATTGTTGGTGGCTACCTGGTGGCGTCTGCCAATTCCGCCGGCATCGACGCCAACAACACCTCGGCATGGGTGATTGCGGTTGGTGGAACCACGGCCATCAGCAAGACATGCACGGCCGATCTGGTCGAAAATGTCCCCGTCGCTTTCGATGCGCCGGCCTTGCCTGACGCGGCGGCGGGTTCGGCTGTGACGGCGGCGATCACCAATGGAACGACTGCGGACCTGAACTCCGCCGTCTGCTACGCAGCGTTGACCTTGGCCGACAAGGCATCCTTCCCGGCCCCGGGCCTGAAGGTCATCGCCAGCAACGCGGGCACCGTGACGATCAGCGACGGCGTCAAGGGGATCTGCGCCCTCAGCCCGGGTGCAGCGGACAACGACGAAATCTACCTCTGCACGGCCACGGAGGTCTACAAATTCGCTGACCAGAAGCCGGCCGTGGCCGAGTTCCTGGTGCAGTGGACCGAGGCCAACACGGACGACGCCAACGTCATCTGTGGGTTCAAAGACGCGGTTGCCGCCAACTC